CATCAATGGGAATGTTACCAACTCCCAAAACTATGGACGCAAAACAGATGAGAGAATTAACAATGGGACAAAATATAAGTCAAACGACAGGGGTACAATACGGAATATTTTTAACACAGATGGCAAACAACGGAATGCTCCCAACTCCGACTTGCATGGATTCGACGAATGCAACGGCAACGATGAAATCAACGCAAGTGAAAGAGGGTTCAATGCACTCAATGACATTGACCAGAGCAATGGCATCGGGAATATTGCCGACAGTAATGGCGAGAGATTGGAAGGGTTGCGAAAGCAGAAGGAAGGACATTCCAAGTTACATAGAGGATACGATGGGTTATCAAAGTGGCAAAACTTCCCAACTCAATCCCCTGTTTGTAGCGGAGATGATGGGATTTCCCACGGATTGGACAATATTACCTTTCCAAAGTGGCGAAACGAAAGCATCAAGGGATACGGAAATGCCGTAGTGCCGCAAGTTGTATATCGTATTTTTAAGACGATTGAGTATATACAGAATCTAAACGATAACACACAAAGTAAAAATTAATTAAAACAATTTTATATGAATGACTTAAAAAACATTAACGAGTTGATTGAATTTATTGACTCAAGGATTGGTTTTTACAATCGAAGCCTAAGAGAGGTAGATGCAAAATCACTCTCCGCCTCTATGGACAAAGCCTATTTCTATGGTAATATGTCTGCATTGCTTGACATAAGAGATACCATGACCAAGTTATCAAACAACATTGCTAACCCAACTTTATTTAGCCAAGATGAGTACGAACTTACCGGCAATTGCAGCCAAAACCAATTCTAATTTAACCCACGTTGAACGCATTGTAAATCATAGGGAGAATAGGATAATGAAAATAGGTTTCCAGGCTGCCTATGCCCAGGTTTACAATTTGATTACTACATTGTTTCCGATGTATGGTATTGATGGAGCAAAGGAATATTACATGGAAGTGGCAGATCACATTGGAAGAAATTACAAATTACTTGCGCCCGAAGAAATTAGGACTGCTTTTGAATTGTTTTCTACCCAGCAGTTGGACTTGGATGAAGACATAAAGTTTTACGGGAAGGTCAACTTACACACATTAGGTAAGATATTAAGTGCATATATGCTATATAGGAATAAGATTACCTACCAGATTGACAAGGAGAAACAAGATAAGTTAGAACAGGAAATACTGGATAAGAAAAGGGAATTGTCAAGTAAAGAATATGACCGTGACTTTGAAAATAAGTTACGCAATTTTCAATCAAATGACTTTAATGACATTCCTATTTATTGGTACGACATGGCTGTTAGACTTGGTTACCTTACATGGAAGGATGGAGAGAAAGAGGCATTATGGGAAGAGGCAAAAGAGATTGCTAAGAACCTACCACCAGACTCCGACAATGTTTACGACAGAAAAGCACACATGAGAAAAATAGCTGAAGGTAACTTGCCACGAGCAAAGGTCATAGCTTATAAGTTAGCGGTTTACAAAAAAGTAATTAATTTTACACTTGATGGTAAATAAATGCATATGGAAGGTAAATTTGTAAAGAACAAAAGATATTATAGAGATACGGTTTATGAATGGAATCTTCCTACCGGATCTACTTGCCCATTTGCACTTGAATGCAAGGTTACTGTTGATAGAATAACGGGTAAGTTTGATGTTTATAAAGGTCAGTATAAATGTTACGCTGCTGCTCCAGAGCGTTTTCCAGCGGTTAGGGAACATAGATGGAGAAACTTTGAATACTGTAAAAATGGCGGCATTCCTGTTATTCCAAAAGATTGTAAAGCAATTCGAATCCATAGTTCTGGCGATTTTTTCAATCAAGAGTATTTTGATATGTGGCTACAATTAGCAAGGGATAATCCAGGTATTGAGATGTGGGCATATACAAAGTCATTAGGATATTGGGTAAAAAGATTATTTGACATACCAAATAACTTAGTTTTAACGGCAAGTTATGGTGGAAAGCAAGATGATTTAATAGAGAAATATCATTTAAAAAATGTAATTGTTTACAATGACATTAATTTTGTAGCAAAAGACAGGCCAATAGATAACAACGATGATTGGGCAAGGAAACCATTTATAAACTTTGCATTATTAGATAATATTAAGTTTTCTAAAAAAGATAAACTACCTAAGACATTGTAATTGTCATTCATAAGCTTTGGTTTTTGAGGTGAGATAATTTTGTCTCACCTTTTTTATATTTTTTTTAATTATTTTTATTAAAAATGTACATTGTATTATATTTAGTATTATCTTTGATTTAATAAAAACCAAAATTATGACAACAGAAGAAAGACAAAAAGCAATTTCAGAAGCATTTTACCGAATAGCAATATATGCTATAGTGACTCACACGCATTCACGCGATGGACTGGCACGACTTGAACACATGATGAAAATAATTGATGAGATTCCTTATGTTTATGATACACAGGATCAAAATTTTAATCACAGATATTACAAGGATGTTTTGGAAGATGCAATTAAGAGAAATATTGAATTTAACGAAATAAAATAAACTACAATGAACGACGCAAACTACGAAGTATTAAATTATTTGACTGATGTATATGGTATTAAAGACATTACACACGAAGGAGTTGAAAATGCAATTGATTTAATCTTTAATTTTAACGACCTTTTACCACAGGAACAACACTTGTTTAATTCAATTATGCTACAGGCTATTGATTTTGAATGGGTAAGCGAACAATTAAACCACTGGGCATTGCAAGAAGAGATGAAAAAAGTAGAAGCTTATAAAGAAGATCATTATGATAGTCACTAAAGGTAAAGTTAAATATGCGGCTGGTGCGCCAAGAGAAGGTCAATATGGTCCTTCTATAAATATTCTTGTTGTGTTTAACGATGGCAAGGAAGCAAGGATTTATGGTAAACCTGGAGATCCTATACAGAATTTAAAAGCTGGTGAAATTATTGATGTACTTGATGATAAAGGTAAATATAAGTATATTGTATCGGAAACAATACCAGCCCCTGCTGGTGTTGCGGTAATTGAGCAGAAAAAACATATTGCCGAACCACAAGATATTGCTGCTATGATATTTGAATCTGGTACAATATATAGCCAAGCCTACATTGATATTTATAATAAATTAGCTGCTGAAGGTTTACCTTTAGAACATCTAAGTGCAGCAGCAACTACAATATTTATCCAAGTATCACAAAAAATAAGATAATGACTCATTTGATGAGGCGGTAGCTGAACTGCCTCTTTTTTTTAAAACTTAAAATTAATTACAATGCTTACTTTACCACGACCACACCTTTCCATCTCACAGATTAATCTCTGGGAATCCGATCCCTCTTCCTACATGAAAAGGTATTTCCTAAATATACCCGATGCACCATCGCCAATGATGGAATTTGGAAAACAATTTGCCTCTGACATTGAGGACTATTGCAAAATGTCTGAATCTAATCAGATTATTACAGAAACAGATTTTAACTTTCCACCTAACTTTTTAAATAACATTTTACTATATCCTCATGTAGAATATAAACTTGAGCATGATTTTGGGGATTTTAAATTTATAGGATATATAGATAATGCTTCTCAGAACTTTGAAATTATACGCGACTTTAAGACAGGGACTGCTGCCTGGACACAAGATAGATTGGAAAATAGTTTGCAGATGAAAGCTTATAGTTTAATTTTGTTTAAACAAAAATCAATTATTCCTACTTGTTTTATTGACTATTACAAGACAAGGATAAAAGGCAAAAGCATGGAGTGGACAGACGTGCATCAAACTTACCAACATACATTTTCTATGGTTGATCTTATCGAAACAGATAGTAGAATAAGGAAAGCAGCGGAAGAAATAGCGGAAGCATATGAGTTGCATTGTAATGAGGATTTAGAATCTTTAATATTTAAATATATAGACTGTGACAATGGTGTTAAATGGTTAACAGAAAAAAGAGATAAATATAGAAAGGAAATAGAGCAGCAGTTGCAGAATAGTAGGTACATGGTTCAAGTTGATGATAAGATTTTAAGCTACTCTACATACCAAAAAAAATCATATACTTATAGTCCGGAAATACAAAAAAGGGAAGAAGAATTAGTAGAACACAAAAAACAAGAGGTTATTTACGGAGTAGCAACAGAGGAGACAAAGACAATTACATTGCTAACGGTAAAAGACGCAAAGTGAAAGAGTATAATTTGCAAATGATTGAGATTAAAGCCTTTTGTGATGAAGTTAATACCTGGATTTCCGTTGCGCCATCGGCAGAAATGCTTGACGAATGTGACGAGTACCTTCGACAATTATCCGCTTACTATTCTCGCTACACAGTTATATCCGGAATTAACGAATCCATTTACTCACAATTGCTTATGAGTTGCATTCGCGATATGCCGGAAGAAGAATATAAAAGAGTCAAACATTCTTCTACTTTGACAGATTACTATGTCAAAGGAAAATATCCAAAGGCTACTGCTATCTTTGAGCAATGTCGAGCCGTGAAGCAGTTGCTACTTATTACCAGTGATAATTATCGAACTTTGCTTAGTAGCTTTCGTCAAGAAAGAATATTAGTAGGACACATGACTACTTAAAAATATTTGCAGACCTCGGGTTTAGGTGATTGTTATTTTCCCTTTGATTAAACATTTCTTTACACCTAAATGCGTCAGAGGATGAATTGGCAGCTTGGAAATAGACAGGCACTTTTTAACCATATCGTTGACATCAACAAAATGATAAAATGAAAGTAGAACTATTAGAAATATTTGGCAATGATAAATTTATTTGAACAATCTTTAAAAGCGTTTTACCTATGATGATAAATGTAAACGATTTAATGAAAGCCTCTGGAAGAGAATATGACGAGGCTAAAGGTATTCGACACAATGAAAATAAACTACGCTACGACCTTTGCCCAGCCATTGCGCAAAGGGAATATGCCAAAGTATGGACACAAGGACTTGAAAAATATCCTGCTGGTAATTGGGAGAAAGGTTTTCCCTTTTCTGTTGTCATTGCCTCCGCTATGCGTCACCTTGAAGCAATGCGACTTGGTGAAATGATTGATAATGAAAGCGGACTTTTGCACTCTGCACACTTGATGTGCAATGCCGCAATGCTGACAGAGTTTTATTTTACTCATCCAGAATTAAATGATTTACAAAAACAAATAAAATGATTTTAACAGACAAGACAATCATTGACGAAATTGCAGCTAAAAATATAGTCATTGAGCCATTGATAGAGGCAAACATTGGTACAAATAGTGTAGACCTAACATTGTCCAACACACTATTAATGTACACAGATCATATTCTTGACGTTAGGAAGAAGAACCCGTATGTGCCTTTTATTATTCCCGAAGATGGATTAATTTTAAAGCCTGGAATCCTTTACCTTGCATCAACGGTAGAATACACCGAGACTCTTCGCCATGTGCCAATTTTGCAAGGAAAATCCAGTCTTGGTAGATTAGGTTTATTCGTCCACATAACGGCAGGGTTTGGAGATGTAAATTTTAGAGGCCATTGGACGCTTGAACTTTGTTGTGTGCAGCCAGTAAAGATATATCCAGGCATGAAGATTGCCCAAATCTGCTATCATGACATATCTGAAATGCCATACACAGATTATGCAAATAAGGCAGATGCAAAGTACAAAGACCAGGGCAAAGATCCTGTCGCAAGTAAAAACTATTTAAACAAATAAACATGACAAATAAGCAAATAACAAGATTATATTGGGTTGGTTTTGGTATTTCGTTAACAGTATCAATAATATCTGGTTTACTTTTGTTAGTTAGACTAATTATTTATTTATTAAACAAATAATCATGATGACAGAGAAAGAAAAAGAATTGTTAATTAAAATGGTTTTAAAGACCATAGTAACATTTGGCGGAGTTCTAACTTGCCTTTGGATTATTTATTACTTATACGATTTGCTATGGAAAAAGTAGAAAATAAATACATTATAATGTATGAAAATGGTCGTATTATAGAGGTTTTAGCTGATAATCTTGAAAATGCCATAGAACAGTTTAAAGAATTAAAATTAGACACAGAAAGCAAAGAGATAAGAGTATTGTCAGCATACGAAATGTACAATCAGCATAAGAAAATGTAATTGGTTAATGTGTTAATTTTAAGTTTGCCATATAGTGCGGAGAATTGCCTTCGCACTTTTTTTTTATTTTTTTTTATATTTTATGTATAATAATATTATTTATATTATATTTGTATTTATAATTACTAAAACAAAGATTATGAAAGAACCAATTATTGAAACTTATGTAGCGCAAAATAAAAACCTTCCCTATCAAATTGGCATAGGAATTTTTGCTGCTTTTATTGTTGGGTTAATTTATAGCCCAATTAATACTAATTATCACTACACCTCATTTGTTCCTATTATTGAACGTGACACCGTTTACGTTCATAAAATTACCTCACTTACAATCCAAGGTAAGGAAGAAAAAAAGGAAATAGATGAAAGTGCATACGGATCACGCTCTTATGGTTATGAGGTGCGCAAGTTATCCGGATTACAATTAAGACAAACGCTCGAAGGTCGCGGCTTTAGAAACCTTGAAAAGGTTGACAGAGCAAAGTTAAGACGTATATATCTTGCGTATTGCTATGAGTCAATGTTGATGAACGTACACGTTTTAACTGATTTTCCAGTAAGCATGATTTATTCTTTTTTTATTATTGAAGCTACAAGTCAAGGTATTGAAACAGACCTTTGGAGAAAACACGCAAACGCTGGTGGTGTAAAGGCTTTAAAAGGTCAACAATCAGTAACATATAAAACACGAGAGGTAATAAGAGGTAAGGACAAGTATATAAGAGCAAAGTTTATGAAAGCCGAAACAACAGAAAAAGGAATGGAACTTTGGGCTGGTGTTCTTAATTCCGGAAGATATGCAGCCTGTAAAAAGGCAAATTACAAGATTAAAGGAATTAAACTTTATGAATCAATTTGCAAGTGTGTTTACAAATCTGGTTATCACACCGATAGAGATTATAAGTTTAGAGCGACATTAATGGCCGAGTACTGGCAGATTAAAAAGGATAACTTTCCTTTAAAACAAAATTACAATGAATTTTAAATTTGAACCAATGGAAAAAAACTTTACAAACACTCAATTCAAATGGACATTTGAAAGCATATCGGACAATATTCCGACGATTATGCTTCTTACAATTGTCTTAACCTACGGTATAAATGCATATCTTACCGCTATATTTTTACCAATGGAATTTTGGTTAGCTATCATTGCTGCTTCAATTCTGCAATTAGGGCGATTTGCAGTCGTTTTCATGGACTTTCTTAATCCAACTAAAGGTAGAAGCACTTATCCACCTAAGATAGCGTTAGGAGCAACTATAGTGGCTTTAGTAGAAATCTTTTTTGGTTTACAAGAACAATACGAAGGCGGTGAGTTCATAACCATGTTTCTTTTTGTTGGTACAATTGTAGTTTTTGGATATTTACTTGAAATAAACTTTGTAGACAAAGGTGTTGAAGCTTACGGAATAAACAACCAAAAAAAAACAAGAAGAAGAACACCAAGGAAACCAAAGGAGAACAAACAAATAATAGAATTAAACAAAGCAATATCATGAAGGTAATCGGTGTAGATCCTGCAATAAGGGAAAATGGTCAAGCAATTTGTATATTAGATACAATGACAAAAAAATTAGAGTTTATGAAATTTAAACAGTTTGTTGATTTTTTAAACTACATAATGAACATTGATACAAATCAAGACTACTATTTTATTATTGAAGATTCATCTATGCAAAATATTACTTTTATAAAAGGCTATAATCACAATGTTCAGAGTTCAATTTCAAGAAGAGTTGGTATGAACCAAGCAGCATCAACCATTACAAAACAATGGATTGAGGTAAATAACTACAAACATATTTGCGTTAGTCCTTTGCAAAAAGGTGCAAAATGGAATAAGCAATATATGTTAGCAGTTCTTAAAGGAGAAAATTATATTACGGACATTCCTGCAATAAAAATAACCCAGGATATGATTGACGCATTTACCCTTGTTTTTAAATTTAAACCAAAATCAATATGAAGACTAAAAAAACAGATTATTTAAAGTTGGCTATCATGACAGATAAGCCTGTTGATTTTAATCTACAAGTTCCATCTTTCAATGCTCTTGTAACATTTTACAGTAAGCCGATGGGTTCAAATTTAGGTGAACCATATAAAAATATGGAATCTAAAAGAATTGCATCTATATTGGCAAAAGCAATAATTAGCAAAAAACTTGAACCAAGCATGGAAGGTAAAGCAATCGATATGATTAAAAGGATAGGATACTAAAATACTTTTTAATTGCATTAAAGTGAGCATTGGCAATTTTGTGTTGACTTTCCTTATTAAACATTTTCATTGCATCGTTCCTGTCCGTAAAGAAACCATTCTCGGTTAATACGGCAGGAACTTTTACATTACAAACCATGTGGAATTTAGCTTCTTTGTCAACATCACCATCAGTAATGTCTGGTCGCATTCTAAATAAATTAGTATTTTTTACCTCATCATATATTAATGTGGCTAAAGTATCTGCTTGTGTTTGACCTGGACTTGTAAAGACTTCCCAACCATTTGCACCTTTAGGTCCTGCATTGCCATGAACCGAAACAAGTATTGCAGCATCGTAATCTTTAAACGAATTAGCTTTGCTTGATCTTAGTTTTAAAGGTGTATCATCTATTTCGTGATAAAGTTTTAAAGTATTAAAACCTTCTGTCTTTAACATTACATCTAATAGATCTACAATATCTCTATTGAATACACCCTCAAAAAACCACCCATAACCATGGAATAGTTGATGAGATGTATGTTGAAAGCATTTACTTGGGTAGGTTGTATAGCGATGTGGTATATCAAATTTCTTACCCAATCCACCATGACCGGCATCTAAAAAAATAGTAAATCTGTTCTTTTCCATATTTTATATTTTTAAGGGCGATGTAAATCAATACACCGCCCTGTAAACGCATAAGGTAGCGAATCGTCTGCGCCTATAATTTAAAGCCGATAAGAGCAAAAGCTGCTGAAATAAGTCCCAGTTTGGCTGGTAACTTTACTTCAATTTCCTTTCCAGCACATTCACGGCTTGTTTCTTTTACTTTGTCCCAAATGATTTGAGCAAGTTGGACATATTCGCGCCATGTGAACTTAATTTTGTTGTTTTCTAAATGGACTGATATATCTTGTGTCAATTCCGCAAAATTGAAACTATAACAAGCCACATCGCCTAAAGGTGATTTTATTGTATCAGCACTTTTTAAGGCATCTTTTAAATTAGTCTGCATATTATTTGTTTTTACTTTTTAAAAAATCTTGAAATTAATGTCCCTAATTCAACGTTAGTTATCCGCTTGATGTTTTCCGCAACGCTGAATAACTCTGTTCCAGATATCATCATTGCGACCATGTAGGTAATTGGAAAAGGTATATTAAAGGTATTTTTTGCACCTTCAAAAATAAGGATGGCTACAAAATAAACGACTATCTTTTCCGTTGTCCTATACAATCCTTTGCTACTTATCTTTTGCCCTTCCTTCTTTGCTGCCTTGATGCCCGTTATGGTATCTGCAAAAACAACGGCAACGGTAAACAGAAGGAAGCCTTTGATGGGAACAAAAAATGAAAATATAAAACCAGTAGTCAATGCAACGGCAAAGAACTCATAGCTTTGGTGTAATAATTTTAGTATAACTGCTTTCATTATTCCATTTTTATAAGTCTAACATCACCATCTACCGTTGCAAATTTGCCCTCAGTATATTTATACAAGTCGTACTTAATTCCATTAAAAGCAAATGAAACTTGATTGGTAAATGTTGATAAAAGTAGGTTGGTTGAAATCGTGTACACCTTGCCGTTATCAGGATTGAAAATTAAACGCTTGTTTACATTTAACTCAATCTTACCATCTATAATTTCACCGTTAAAATTTAACTTCCAATTACCGAGAAACTTTGCCGTATCTCTTTGAGCCGTGGTAAAATAGACTGGCTTGCCGCTTATTTGAACGTGCAAATCATTGTAATAATTAATCCTTTGTACTGACTTAGCCTTTGTAATAATAGGTTTTGCATGAATAGCAATTGTGTTGCTTTGCCTTTCAGCATCGGTAACAAGGCTTTGAATGGCAGTTGCACTATCGCCCAATATTTGCTTTGAGCCTGTAACAGTTGAATCAGACAACGTAGTTTGTTGAATAATGTAATAAATGTTTCCTTGTTTTTGAATGTACACAGTGTCTTTTACGACATCTTGCGCAAAGGAAAAGAAGGGAAGGAATAAAAATAGATATCTCATTTTATTTATTTTCGAGGTTAATAATTCTTTGTTCAAGGGCTTTAATGAGGGATTGTTGCTCTTGTATAGCTTTGGTGAGAATGGGGATAATGGCTTGATAATTTACAGACATTGATTCCTCAAAACTTACAACCTCTGGTAAAATTGTACCAATATCTTGAGCAATAAAACCAAGTTGTTTACTGCCATTACTTTTATATGTATATTCTACAGGCTGCAATTTTAAAACATCATTTAAACCATATTTTAAATCAAAAATATCATCTTTTAAATTAAAATCTGAACGAGTCGTATATGCTGATGCACTAACATTGCCACCAACATAAACGCTATCTTTTACTTGTAATCTATAAGCTCCGTTATCGGTTGCCCCATAACCAATATTTACTTCACCGCCACTTTCTATTCGCATACGTTCATTGGCGTAATCGGATGTGTAAAAACGCATATTTGCGGCTGCTCTAACCATGAATGCCATACCATTGCTAATATCTGCACCAGTACCTATTGTGCCTTGGTCATTTAAAAATCCTCCAATGCTCGTAAAATTTTGTCCAGTTGTTTGGAAAAATATACTTGATCTAACATTTGATTCGTTTTGAACATATAAAGTTGATTCAGCATCTGAACCACTACTTGTATTTGTTAAGGTAAATCCTTTTGGGTCTCCATTAAGATTTGCAGTTGTTTCAATTCCTGATGTAAATGTTTTTTTTCCTCCGATACTACTTTGCGTTGTTGTTAAATCTACAAAGTTTTGCGTTGCGCTTCCCGTTCCCCCATTTGCAACTGCCAATGTACCGCCCAATGTCACCGCCCCACTTGTTGCCGTGTTTGGTGTTAATCCAGTTGAACCAGCGCTAAAGGTTGTAACCGCAGTACCACCTCCAGCAACGCTCCAGACATTTGTAGCACGGTTGTAATTGTAAAACCTATGGTTAACGGTATCAAGAATTATATATGCACTTGTATCACTTGATGGTGTAATGATGCCTGTGTCCGCAAGTACACCACGCCATATAAGCCCATCGGCAGTCGTCTGTTCTCCCAGCGTTATCTTTTGATTACCATTGCTCGGATACTGTGCCCATGCAAGACAAGGGACAAGGAAGAGGAAGAGGGAAAGGAGTTGTTTCATTTTTTTTGTTTTTTAGTTGCACGTTTTTTTGACTAAAAACCCAGCGGTTATATATGCCATGTCTGATGTATATGTGCCATTTAAATAAACCCACCAAACATCACCAGTAGTTAATGTATCATTTCTATTAACCTCATTTAAATCATATTCATTCATTGTTATTTGTGAACCAACTAATGTTGCACCAGATGTAGTTATTCTATTTCCAGCACTTGCTTTATAAACACCTACATAATAATCTTTATCTCCAGCAACTGGTGGACAAGTAGAACAACCTACTGCACGAATGTATACAGAATCAATGCAATATCCGTTTAAAGATGTTGGAATGATAAAAACATTTGAACCATATGTAAAATCGTAGGTAGCATTGGAATTATCAGCTGCACCAGCAACAATACCAAGATTAAAATAATATCTTTCTGTTGGATTAGTTGCAATCAAAATATTGCCTGTAAGATTTAATCCTGTTCCAACTGTAATATCTCCTACACCATTATTGCTTGTGTTTTTACCAAGTAATATATTTGCTCCAGATACCGAACCGCTTATAGTCATTTGGTTAGTTATATTAACCAAATTATTAAATGTTTTAGTCCCACCTATTGTTTCAGTTGCCGTCAAAGATACTTTACCATCAATTCGACTTGATAAAGAAGCCGTGTCAAGATTGGTAAGAACATTGTAACCACCTTCAGTAATGTTACCAGTAACTGCTAATGTTGATGATAAAGTGGCTGCGCCTGTTACACCAAGTGTGCCATTGACATCAAGAGTATAGGATGGAGAATTATTCATTATTCCAACTCTTGAAAACCTTGTTAAATGCAAAACTTCGGTTGTATTAATACCTAAAGTCATTCTATTATATTGATTTAGTCCTTCTCCTTGTAACGCATAAATTAAACCACCATAAGGATAAAATCCACTATTATTATTTGTTAATCTTAAACTTACTTTTCTTCCTTGTATATTATCAGAATGTGTAAAGTGTATTTCTTGGTCTCCAGAACCACTTGTAAACAAAGTTGGAACAGATGCAGCTTCAATACTACCTACTCCTAAACGAGTTGTAAATGTTCCTGTTGTACCATTTAAAGCACCACTTAATGTTCCACCAGTTAAAGGCAAATAACTTGTATTATCATAACTTATTGTTGTATTATTTGCTTTTACAAAACCAGTACCATTTAAAGCATTTTGTTTATTGTTAAAAATATTAAAATTTGCAGCCGTTAAAATACCGTTTACTTCTGTACTTGCATTACTTAATAAATTTTGCTTTCCATTAAATGTAGTCCAATCCGCAGATGTTAAATAGCCAGGTACACTTGATGTTGCAGCAGCCATAGATATTTCCGGAACAGTATTATTGTTGTTAATTGACAATGGTGTGCCAGATGCTACTGTTACACTCGTAACAGTTCCTGTTCCTGCACCAATAGCAGTCCTAAATTCAGTTGCAGTTAATGATGAAACAGAGTTATTAGCGTTAAAACGTGGAAAAGTAATTGAAGAAGGGTTAGATAAAGTAAACATTGATTGCCCTATAGTTGTGCCACCTAAACTTGCACGTCCCGTAGATGCAGTAAGGCCTGTGCTACCACCATCCCATTTTAACCTATCGCTAAATGCAGTATTCCAATTACTTGAATTATTTGTAATTGATGTAGTCCATGTAGTTCCTGTGCTAACTGCAATCCCAGCTTCTGGGTAAACAGGATTTGGAAAAACACCCGTACTAATAGAACCAATTCCGCTGACTGTTGCTACAGTATAATTAGCACCTATTTTAAACGAGGTAGAAACAATGGTTATTTTATTGGTGTCACTTAGATTATATTGGTCATTGTTTAA